GTGGGGGTGGAGGAGGTGGCGGTGGCAGTGCCGGTGGAACGCCATCTGGAACGACGGGCGGGGCCGGCGGTAACAACTCAGGGGGTTCTGGTAGCGGTGCCGGCGGCAACAATACGAATGGTTCGGCTGGATCAAATGGCGGCGGCGGTGGCGGCGCTGGGGGCAACAACAGTTCAGGTGGCGGGAATGGCGGCGCTGGTGGGAGCGGCACGGAGTGGGATGGAACTCATGGTTCGGGCGGCGGCGGCGGCGGCGGCCAGGCACCAGGTGGAACAACAAATAAAAGCGGTGGTGCGGGCGGTGGTTACGGAGGTGCGGGTGGCGGATCGTCCAACGCATCGACTGGTGGAGCCGGCGGAAACGGCGCTCAGGGCATTATCGTGATCACATACGTGAATGCCGTTTTAATTATTTCGAACGAGAGCACGTTTGGAAATCACCTTCGCTCAATCCTGACAAAGAACGTAGTGGGGTACTGAAATGCCGACGATACTGTATCAGCAGATCGCGGCTCCAGTTCTTCCCCCATCGCTCGCTCCAGAGTCTCCGCTTGAGAGCAAATTTCATCAGGCGTTTTCAGAGCCGGTTCGTCAAAAGATAAACCCTCAATTGGCGTTGGCATTATCAGTTAGTGCGAATGCTCTAACACTCTCGCTGTTCCAGGAAAACGTCTACGCCGATAAATGGTTCAAGGAACTCTCGCATAGCATCTGGCCAAAGAGGGGACTGGACGCGCAACAGCAACAAGTCCTTTCAATTTCGCCAACGGCACTGACCCTTCAAGAGTCTGTCTTCGAGAGCAAATTCCATCAGCCGTGGTCGGAACCCGTTCGCGTTGCGCCACGGCTTCATGCCGGGCTCAATCAATACGAGAGCGCGAGTGAAAGCGCCCAATTCCCCGAACTTACGTTCTACGCAAAATATAGCTACCCATGGTCCGAGCCAGTCCGTGTTCCTCGACGGCTTCCAGAATCCATCCAGCAATACTTTGCGTTCCCGACATCGGCTCCGACGATCAACATCGGCTGGTACGCAAATCTTTCAACGCCAGCCAAGCTCGATAAGATCGGGATATCTTCGTCACAGCAACACGCTGCGGTCATCTCTCCAACGGCGCTAACGCTCAAAGAGGCGGTTCTTGAGAGCAAGTTCCACCAGCCGTGGTCGGAGCCCGCCGTCAAGGACAGGCCAGCGCTGCGAGCGGGTGCTCAACAATCAATTGCTCTTGTGCAGGCATTCTTTGGCGAGAATGTCTTCGCCGACAAGTGGAACTACCAATGGTCCGAACCGGTCCGGTTGAACCTGCGCGTCAGGATGGCGTCAAGCCTTCAACAGGCAACAACGATGGACCCGCGCGCCATGCTCTCACCTGAGTCCGTCACCTATAGCCGATGGGCCTATCCGTGGTCAGAACCGGTGAGAACAAAGCCCGAATTGAAAGCGGGATTGCAAGTGGCGTACTGGCCTCAACAGAAACCAATCATGCCGCCGTCATCGCGTGGCTATGTGACTTGGTGACAAATGTCCTACACCTATTCGACCTACGTGAGCGCACTTGCCACGATGGTGGTGACTGACGCAACGAATGCAGCCTTCCTGTCAATTCTCCCAAGCTGCATCGACTATGCCGAACAACGGATTTATCGCGAACTCGATTTGTTCGTGACCAATGTCACGGTCGCAGGACAGGTTACATCTTCAAACCGCAACTTTGTCCTTCCGGCAACATCCGGCACCTTCGTGGTGATGGACTACATCAATATCCTGACGCCAGTCGGATCGGATGCAAGTAGCGGAACGCGCGTTTCGCTGATGCCGGTTTCCCGCGACACACTGGATATTCTCTATCCGTCCTCGCATGTGGGCACGGGCATTCCCCAGTATTTTGCGATGGCCGACCCTACAACTGCGCTTCTTGGCCCAGCGCCAGACGCGGCCTATGCCGTGGAGGTCATCGGCACGGTCCGACCCGCCGCACTTTCATCAACCAATCAAACCACGCCGATTACTTCTTATCTTCCCGATCTCTTCATGGCTGCCAGCATGGTGTTCATGTCCGGCTATATGCGCAATTTTGGATCGCAAGCAGACGATCCGAAGATGGCGCAGAGCTGGGAGTCTCAATATCAGACGCTTAAAGCATCGGCCGATCTTGAACAGGCGCGGCAGCGGTTTGAGTCATGGGGCTGGACATCCGAGCAACCCAGCCCAGAAGCCAACAAGCCGCGCTAACGGAGCCGCCCAGTGACAGACCCAACCACTTCAAATCGTGGGCTGATTATCCCGTCGCACGGGGCCGATGTTGATAGCTGGGACAGCCCGCTGAACAATAATTTCACGGTCATCGACCAATTGTTTGGTTCGATCCTGAGCGTTGCAACGATAGGTGGCATGACTACGCTATCGTCATCACAAGCGCAGAATGCCGTGTTGCGCATATCTGGGGCCTTGGTCGCGAATGCCACAATCGTCTTGCCGGCAGTTCAGGCCATGTATGTGGTCGAAAATCTCACGACCAACGCAAACTACTATGTTCAATTCTCCCTGAACGGCGTGAGTGGTCAGGTCGTCGCCGTTCCCCAAGGCAAAACGACATCCATCTTTACTGATGGCACAAATGTCAAATTTCTCCACCCGGCCGATCCGGCAACCTATTGGGATTATGGTGGCGCGACGGCGCCAATCTGGATTGCGGCGTGCACAATCCGTCCGTGGCTTAATTGCGATGGGACGGTCTATAATATTTCCGACTACCCCTATCTTGGGGCCATCCTCGGGTCATCGTGGGGTGGAAACGGCTTGACGACATTCGCGGTTCCTGATCTGCGCAACAAAACGCGCATTCCCATTAAATCGTCATCGCCGCTCATTACGCCCGCGATTTCGGGGATGGATGGGTCGGTTCTTGGCTCGTCGTCAACCTCGGAGGGTGTGACGCTGGATGTCACACAAATTCCATCTCACGCCCACACCGCAGCAGTCACCGATCCAGGCCATAATCACAAGAGCGGATGGTATGGGCCGCGCGGAGCATCCGGCGATGTGAGTGCGTTTGCCACGAATGATCCTGCCTATACGAACGTGAATACCGGGTCTGCGACAACTGGAATCTCAGTGACAATTCAGAACACGGGTGGAGGACTGCAACATACATCCGTTCAGCCGACAGCTGTCGCTGGTATGGCCTTCATCAAGACCTGAAGCACAGATGCCAATCAATTCGATCCGTCTTGTTCCGGGTGTCAACATTGAGAAGACGCCTGCATTGAACGAGGCAGGATATAGCTATTCGTCTTTTGGCCGTTTCAGGGATGGCCTGTTTCAGAAAGTCGGCGGGTGGAAGCGCTATTATCCGTATTCGGTGGCGGGAATTCCACGCTCGCTCCATGCGTGGCAGGACTTAAATGCGGTCAAGCACCTCGCTCTTGGCACCACGGCGATGCTCTCTGTGTTTACTTCCGGCTCACAATCGACGATCACGCCGCAAACAGTCACGTCTGATTTTGCGCCGAACTTCTCCACGACCGCAGGATCGTCGACAATTGCGATCGTCGATGCCAACATCAATAACGTTACGGTTTCCGACTCGATTTATTTCAACACGCCAATCTCTGTTGGCGGCATTATTCTTTCCGGCCTCTATGCGATTGCGTCAATTGGTGGTGCTCACAGCTATTCAATTGTTGCCGCAGGTGCGGCAACGACGACCGTATCCAATGGTGGAACTGTTCCGTCATTCTCAACAACGTTATCGTCCGCGACAATCACAGTCACTTTTCCAAACCACGGATTGGCCGTTGGGGGGTCGTTCGTTGTTCCGATTGCAACGCTTGTCGGAGGTGTGACGGTCGCCGGCTCCTATACTGTAGCGAGCGTTCCAGGCGCCAACGCATTTACGATCGTTTCACCATCGGCGGCGACCTCGACAGCAACAGCGTCGATGAATTCCGGAAATGCAGAACTCGTCTATTACATCGCGCTGGCTCCACAGGCCACGGGCACGGGTTATGGTGTGGGTGCATACGGTGCTGGCGGATATGGCTCTGGTATTGTCCCATCCTCTCAGACGGGCTCTCCGATCTCAGCAACGGATTGGACGACCGATAACTGGGGCGAGCTTCTTGTCTCATGCCCGGAAAACGGCGGCGTCTATTATTGGGGTCCGAATTCCGGACTCCAGAATTCCTGCCTGATCTCAACTGGACCTATTTTCAATACCGGCATCTTCATGGCGATGCCGCAGCAACAGATCGTCGCATATGGCTCAACCCCAGGTAATGGGGGAATTTCTGTTGGACAAGACCCGTTGCTGGTTCGTTGGTGTGATGCGGGAAATTTCTTCCAATGGACGGCCGCTTCGACAAACCAGGCTGGGTCATACCGCATTCCCACAGGGTCAAAAATCGTTGGCGGGATGCAGGCCAATCAGAAAGGTCTGTTGTGGACGGACATCGACCTCTGGGCGATGTCGTACATCAATTATCCATTGGTCTACGGGTTCAATAAGATAGGCTCAAACTGCGGACTTGTTGGCAAGCACGCGGCCACTCAGATGGGCGGCGCGGTTTACTGGATGGGGCCGACAAACTTCTATGTGTATGGTGGAAGCGGGGCTGAACCCATTCCATGCTCCGTGTGGGATGCGGTATTCCAGGACTTTGACACGGCCAATCAACGCAAGTGTGTTGCCGCGTCCAATTCCTCATTCAACGAGGTATGGTTCTTCTATCCGTCGCTATCCGGCGGATCCGGTGAGTGCGACAGTTATGCAAAACTCAATGTGAGTGAGCGGACATGGGACATAGGTCACTTAGGACGTTCAGCGTGGATTGATCAGTCCGTGCTTGGCGCTCCGATCGCGGCTTCTCCTCAATCCATCATCTATCAGCATGAGTCCGGCTACGACAATGACGGGTCTCCGATCAGCACTGTGATGCAGACCGGATATTTCATGGTGTCAGAGGGGTGGAATAAGGTCACGGTGGACATGGTGTGGCCTGACTTCAAATGGGGGCCATATTCTGGCCAGCAGTCGGCTCAGATCAGCCTCACATTTTATGGCGTCGACTATCCTGGCGAAACGCCATCCGTCGATGGACCGCATATCGTGACGCAGGCAACGGATTACATCAATCTGCGCCTACGAAAAAAAATGATCGCGTTGCGAGCCGAAAGCTCTGACCTCGGATCGTTCTGGCGCATCGGCAACATTCGGCTTCGCTATGCCGCAGACGGGAGGGTTTAATGGCGTCTCTGGATGATCTGGCCACGATTGGAAACGCCACCAACACCATTCTCTCTATGCTTGTCACAGCCGTTCAGAACGCCTTCCCACCGGGGTCCAATGTGTCTCATTCGGCAACAGCGGGGACCGACGCTCTGCCTGCCAATCCTGCGGGCTTCCTGACGGTCATGGTTGGCGGCACGGCCTATAAAATTCCACTTTACAAGCCATAAGGGGCAAGTCATGCCGCTTAAACGTGGATCGAGCCGCGCAACAATCTCTGAAAATATCCGCGAGATGATCCGTGCCGGTCGCCCCCACGATCAGGCGGTTGCGGCGGCACTTCGCACGGCGAATGACTATGCTGTAGGTGGTCGCGTCCATCATGGGCCGTTGATGACGGCAGGTGGGGGGCGCACCGACAACATTCCTCTGAGCGTGAAGGGAGGAAGCTACGTGCTTCCGGCCGATGTGGTGTCGGGCCTCGGGCAGGGCAATACACTCAACGGGATGCGTGTTCTTGATCATATGTTTCGGTCCGGCCCGTATGGGGGACCGCTCCCTAAGATTAAGGAAGGGCCAGGCGTTCCAAAACCGCGCATGAAGTTTGCGGATGGCGGTCAGACGCCAATCATCGCCGCAGGAGGCGAATACGTCATTCCCGCCGAAACTGTGGCATCGCTCGGCGGCGGCGACATTGA